AGCGGCCGCGTGGGGACCGCGGCGATCGGGTCGATCGGACCCACGACCCGCCGGACGATCGCCGGCCAGGCGGCCACCAGCGCGGTCAGTGGGGCCTTGTCGCGCGCGACCCGGACCAACGCCCTGGTCGGCCGGGTGGGCACCGGCAGCGCCGGCACCGTCGGCGTCAAGCACCGGCAGGCGATCACGGGCAGCTCGAGCACGGCCGCCGTCCACACCCCGCTGAGCACGATCGGCGGCGACGTCTTCGCCAGCCTGAGCGGCGTCAGCGCGAGCGGGCACGTCGGGCACGCGGAACCGACCTACCCGCACGCGATTACCGGCCGGCAGGCCACCGGGGCGGTGCACGCCATCCTGGCGAGCTCGAGGCGCCTCACGCTCCACGCCACGCCCGCCTCGAGCGCCCTCGGCCAGCTGGCGGTCCGGGTCCGGCCGATCGCCCCGCTGGCCGGCGTCGGCGCGACGACCGCCCTTGGCGCGCTCGAGGACCACCCGGCCGTCGCGCTCGCCGGCGTCCGGGCGACCGGGAGCATCGGCAGCGTCGTCCCCGAAGGCGGCCAGATCGCCGGCACCGATATCCGCCCGCCCTGGACGGCCCAGGCCTGGATGGTGCCGCCGATCGGCCGCACGATCTGGGTGCCCCCGGTCCCGCCGATCGGCACGCCGGCGCACGCCTGGCTCGTGCCGGCGATCCAACGGACGATGCGGGTGCCGCCGATCGGGCGTGCCTCGCGCGTGCCGCCCGTCCCGGCGATGGAGGTTTGAGCGCGGTGGTCTACCATCTCCGGACGAAGAAAATGCGCCGCCGCGCGCGGGACTGGATGGCGACCCTCAACGGCCAGGAGCTGCGCGACTGCTTCTACGCGGACCCGCGCCGCGGCGTCGCGCGCACCTGGGTCATCAACCCACGGACCCGGCAGCTGGTGCTATGGCGCGGTCGGCCGATGAGCCAGGAGCACCGCGGCCGCGTACGCGTGCGGCGCCGGCGACCCACGAACGGAGATCACTGATGGCTGTGCTCTTCCTCGGCACGAAGGACCCGCAATCGAAAAACGACCCACGCATGTTGGACTACACCGACTACCTCGCCGAGTTCGGCGGCAGTCCGCCCGAAACGATCGTGAACTCGCAATGGACGATCGCCCTGGTCGTCCCCCCACCTGGTGGCGATGACGGGGCGCCGCTCCACCTGGATGACGCCAGCATCGTGGTCGGTCAGCAGAAAACGCAGTGCCGCCTGTCCGGGGGCACCCCTCGCGCGACCTACCGGGTGACCAACCATATCGCCACCAGTTCGGGCGCTGAGGACGAACGGTCGTTCGACCTCGAGATCACGGACCTCTGACCCATGCCTGATGCCCTGCCTCGTCGGTGCGTGCGGAGCGGCTGCCGGTCGTTCGCCGTCGCCGACAGCCCCCACTGCGCCGCACACCGGCTGCGGCCGACATGGGGGGAGCGGGCCCCCGCCCCTCGCCTCCGAGGTCGGGCCCTGCAGGCCGCCCGCCAGCGGTTGTTCGCCCGCCAACCCTTCTGTGCGACCGGCTGCGGCCGGCTCGCGACCATCCGTGACCACGTCGTGCCGCTGGCCGAAGGCGGCCTCGAGGTCGAGAGCAACACCCAAGGTCTCTGCGACGTCTGCAACCGGGCGAAGGGCGAGGCCGAGGCGGCCCGGGGCCGCGGGCGGGGGACAGCGGGGTGGGGGGGCGCTGAAATGATCGTGATCGAGGCGCCGGGAAACCGGGCCTGCGGGTCGGCGCGCATTGCCGCGAAATTCGCGCCAGGGGGATCGGGGGTCGTTTCCGGCCCCACCAGGGGGTTGTTCCGGGGTTCTGAAGCGGTCACGATAGGGACGAAAGGGATTCCGATGGCAGGCCCCAGGACGCCGGCGCGCACGCTCGAGGACGTCGTCAAAATCGAGCAGCTCACGCGCGACCCGAAGAATCGCCGCCGGCGCACCGATCGCAGCCGCGAGTTGATCACGCGCTCGCTCAAGCTGCACGGCTCGGCGCGGTCGATCGTGATCGACGAGGACAATCAGATCATCGCGGGCAATGGGGTCGTCGACGCCGCGCCCGATGCCGGCATCTCGAAGGTGCGGATCGTCGACGCGGACGGGAGCGAGATCATCGCCGTCCGGCGCCGCGGCCTGAGCGAGGAACAAAAGCGCGACCTGGCGATCTCCGACAACCGCGCCGCGGAACTCTCGGAGTGGAACCTCGAGCAGCTGCGCGACGACAGTCTCAATGGCCTCGACCTCTCGCCGTTCTTCAACGCCACCGAGATCCAAGCGATGCAGGCCGCGGCCGTCGTCCCGAAAAAAGGGAAAACCGATCCGGACGATGTGCCGGCGCGCCGGCGCACCAGCATTCAAGCCGGCGATCTCTTCACGCTCGGCGCGCATCGGCTGCTGTGCGGCGACGCCACGATGACCGAGGACGTCGCCCGCGTGCTCGCCGGCGGCCAGCCGGCGCTGATGGTGACCGACCCGCCCTACGGCGTCTCCTACGATCCGGCGTGGCGCGTGAAGGCCGGCCTCAAGGGCGCCAAAAGCCAGAAGCTCGGGACCGTCACCAACGATCACCGCGCCGACTGGCGCGCGGCCTGGGAGCGCTTCCCGGGCGGCATCGCCTACGTCTGGCACGCGGGCCTGAAAACCGCGCTCATCGAAGAATCGCTCGAGTACGCCGGGTTCACGCTCCGCAACCAGATCATCTGGGCGAAGGACCGGCTCGTCCTCGGCCGCGGCGATTACCACTGGCAACATGAGGCCTGCTGGTACGCGATCCGCGAAGGGCAACCGAGCCGGCGCACCGCCGACCGCAAGCAGACGACCCTGTGGCGGATCTCGGCCGGCGTCGTGTCGACGCTCTGGGAGATCCCCGCGCGCGACGACGAGGGCCACGGCCACGGCACCCAAAAGCCGGTCGAATGCATGGCGCGGGCGATGCGGAACCACCTGGCGCCAGAGGTCTACGATCCGTTCCTGGGGAGCGGCACCAGCTTCATCGCGGCCGAAACGCTCGCGCGCCGCTGCTACGGCCTCGAGATCGAACCCGAGTACTGCCAGGTGATCATCGATCGATGGGAAGCGTTCACCGGGAAAAAAGCGGTCAAGGTCGAGGGCGCCGCGGCGCCGGCGAAGGGACGACCACGGCGCCGCGCCTAAGATGCTCGTATGGCCCGAGGCCGCAAGCCGGTGCCGACCGAGCTGAAACTGCTGCGGGGGAACCCAGGCAAGCGGCGGATCAACCCGGACGAACCGAAACCGCCGCCGGCGAGCGGCCCGCCACCGAGCTGGTTGCCCGCGAGCGCCAAACGCGAATGGCGCCGCGTCGCGCCGATCCTGCAGCGGCCCGGCCTCCTGAGCCAGGCCGACGAGGACGCGCTCACGACCTACTGCTGCGCGTACGCGCGGTGGAAAGCCGCCGAACAAAAGGTCGACGAGCTCGGGCTCATCCTGCAGGGCCCGAGCGGCTACCCGATGGTCTCGCCCTACCTGACGATCGCGAACAAAGCGATGGCCCAGTGCCAAAAGATGCTCGCCGAATTCGGGATGACGCCGAGCGCGCGCAGCCGCGTCGTCTCGGCGAAGGCGCCGACGCCTGATGCCCGCACCGCCCGCTTCTTCGGTCCGCGGCCGCCGGAATAAACCGCCGCCGGGCCCGCCGCGGCCGCGGGGCTGGTGGGGCGCGGGCCCACCGCCGACCGCGATCTGGCCCGGCGTGACGATCGAGATCCCCGCCGTCTGGGTGCCGGCGCGCCGGCGGTGGGAATCGCCCGATGGGCGCTACTACTTCAGCCAGCGCGAGGCCGACCGCGCGTGCGATTTCTTTCCCGAGTTCCTGACGCATCACATCGGCGAGTGGGTCGGGCAACCCTTCGTGCTGATGGACTGGCAGGCGCTGCTCCTGACGCGGCCGATCTTCGGGTGGCTCCACGCCACCGGCGAGCAGGCCGGCCTGCGCCGGTTCCGGAAGCTGTTTGCGTTCGTCCCCAAGGGCGCCGGGAAATCGCCCTGGGCGGCCGGCACCGGGCTGTACCTGATGCTCTGCGACTACGAAGCGGCCGCCGAGGTCTACGCGCTCGCGGCCGACCGCAACCAGGCGCGCGTCGTCCACAGCAACGCCAAGGTGATGGTCGAGGGGTCGCTCGAGCTGCTCAAACGGTGCGAGATCACGCGCGACTCGATCGTCTGCCAGGACCTGCGCGCGAGCTATCAGGTGCTCTCGGCCGACGCCGGCACGAAGCACGGCATCCGCCCGCACGGCGCGATCTTCGACGAGCTGCACGCGGTCCGGAACCGCGACCTGTTCGAGGCGGTCACCAAATCGATGGTCAAACGGCGGCAGCCGCTGATCGTGATCATCACCCATGCCGGCACCGACGACGAGGGGATCTGCGGCGAGGAATACGACTACGCGAAACGCGTGCTCGCCGGCCAGGTCGTCGACGACACGGTGCTGCCGGTGATTTTCGAGATTCAGGAAGGCGAGGACTGGATCGACCCCGACGTCTGGCGCCGCGTCAACCCGGGCCACGGCATCACGGTCAAGCACGCGGCGATCGTGACGGAGTGCATCGCGGCCCAGGCGGAGCCGCGCAAACGAAACGACTTCCTCCGGTTTCACTTGAACAAGTGGACGTCGCAGGCCTCGGCCTGGATTCCGATCGAATGGTGGGATGCCTGCAAGCGGCCGATCACGGACGCCGAGCTCGCGGGCCTCGAGTGCGCCGGCGGCCTCGACCTCGCGCAGAAATGGGATCTCGCCGCGTTCGTCGTGCTCTTCCGCCGCCCGCTCGGCGCCGGCGTCGCAGCGACCGCGCTCGAGATCACGACCGAGGACGTCCCCGGGCAGGCGGTGACGCGGCGCCTCGAGCTGAATTACGAGCTCATCGCGGTCCCGTTCTTCTGGATTCCCGAGGCCTCGATGCTGCAGCACGAACATGAGGACGGCGTGCCGTACACGATCTGGCGGGAGAGCCGCCTGGTGCGCGTCACCGAGGGCCCGACGATCGACTACACCCGGATCTATCACGACATCACGACGGAGATCGCCGCCCGGTTCCCGAAGTTGAAACAGGGCCGGATCGGGTTCGACCCGGCGTTCGCGACCGACATTGCGACCAACCTGCGCGACCGCGGCGGGTTCACCGTCGAGGAAGTGCTCCAGGCCTACACCCACATGAGCGAGCCGGCGCTCATCCTCGAGGCGCTCATCAAGGGCAAGCGCGTGCACCACGACGGCCACCGCACGCTGCGATGGAATTGGGAAAACGTCGCGGTGAAGCGCGACGACGCCGGACGGATCAAACCCGTCAAACCGCGCAACCATGCAAAGCGGATCGACGGCGCGGTGGCGATGATCATGGCGACCCGGATGCTCGTGCTGATGGAGCCGCCGCCGCCCAAGCAGTATCAGATCATGGTGTTCGGCCCGAGCGGGTCGACGCCGACGTCGACGCCGCCGCGCCGCTAACGGAGGACCAGCCGATGAACCGCGACAAATACCTCGCCCTCGGGCACGCGATGCAAACGGGCGTCGCGATCAAAATGCAGCACGACCCGTCCGAGACGCAGCCGAAACACCTGCGGGTCGGCGTAAACTCGGCGATGTGCGACAGCGCCGCGCTCGCCGGGCTGCTGATCGCGAAGGGCCTCATCACCGAGGCCGAATATCTGCAGGCGGTCACCGACGAGATGGAACGCGAGGTCGGGCGCTACGAAGAATGGTGCCGCGAGCACATCGGCCCGAACGTGCATCTAGCCTAGCGACGACCCGCGCTCCTCGTCATACACCGCGCGCACGCGGGCGAGCATCGCATCGTGCCCGCGCAGCGCGTCGGCGCGACTCGTGTAGCGGGCGGTGGTGCCATCGAGCGACGTGCCAAATACCATCGATTCCCAGAGCACGGGTGGCCCGCCGCCAAACGCATGATCGAGGCCGAGGAACACCGTCGAGACGCCGACGCGATCCGATTCTTCGGCGTAATCCTGTTTGATCACCCGCGAGCGGTCATGGGCCGAGTTCTCGAACCAGGCCGCCCAGATCAAGAGGTCGTCGCACCGGACCGGCTGCCCCTCGTCATCGAGAATGTACTTGGCGAGCATCCCGTCAGACCCACACGCCGACGATCGGCGCGTCGTCATCATCGTAGCGGCCGATCCACGTCATCCCGAGGGCCTCGCAGGCCTGCATCGCCTCGGTGACGGTGTCGTACAAGCACCCGACGGGCGCGGCCTGCGGTGGGTCGGTGGCCCACTGGACGCGGACGACACAATGGTGGGGAAAATCGCGGGGCCGGTCGTAGACGACCCAGAGCGGCAGCGCGGCGACGCGGGGATCAGGGATGCTCGTGGCCCACCCCGAGCTTGAGCAGCTGCTGGCGCATCAAGCGCACCAGGTCGTTCAAGAGATCGTCGGCCTCCTCGGGCGTCCGGGCGGCGGCGGCGACCGCGGCGGCGAGCTCGTACGCCAGCGCGGAGCCGCGGAGCATCGGCGGATAGCGGGCGACCAGGTGCCGGATCTCAAGCGTGAGATCGGCGGCGGCGATCGTCGTGCGGGTCGGGACGGTCACGGCGCCTCGGGCGGGAGCAGCACGCTGAGGCGGCCGACTTGCTTCGCCAGGGCCTCGACCGCGAACGGACCCTGCAACTTCGCCGTCTCGAGCAGCGCCGGCATGCCGGTGTCGATCGATTCCTGGACCTCGGCCCGCGTCGCGCGCCGGCCCTCGCGCCACCAGGTAACCTCGGACGGCACGCCCACGGTGATGAGGCGGCGCTGATCCTCAGTCGGCCAGGTCTCGTACTCCCGCGTGATCCACAAACACACCACGCCCGGGTTCCGCATGATCGGCAGCCCGGCGGGGCGCTCGGCCTCGGGTGGCAGATGCTCGGAGCGACGGACCATCTGCGGATTCGAGAGGAAGGGACAGTTCGCGAGCGACCAGAGCGCGCATTCCCGATGCGAGGGCGGCTCCGACGTCGTGCGCGTGATCGCGCACATCGGGCCGATCGGAAACGCCAGCCAGCGGCCGAGCGACTCGCCGCAGACCCAACACCGGCGCTCCTTGACGGCCAGGACCCACTTGGCGACGTCCATGATGCGGAACTCGGGCACGCCCTCCACCCAGGCGACGAACCAGGGCACGGGATACCCGCGAGCATCGAGCGGGAGCTTCCGCATGCGGAGCGGCAACGACGCGAGATCGACGGGGCTCGCGGGGATGATCGGAACAGACATCGCAGACATTAGCGCGCGGGAAACAGGCCGACCAGGTGGACGACCGTCAAGAGCAGCACCGGCACCCAGAGTGGGCAGCGGCCCATCGCCGCGACGATCGTCATCAAAAACGCCGCGAGGACCAGCACGATGGCAACAGACATGGCAGGCCTCCTGGGGTTCAGAACACCAACCGCCGCGGGATGACGTCGAGCGCGGGTGACGCGGGCCGATGCTCCTCGAGCTCGCGATCGAACTCGCCCGCGTCGAGGCCCTGCGCGACGGCGATCCGCGTGATGTACGCGTGACACGGGACGCCAGCGGCCGTCGTCCCTTCCCAGATCCGCGCCGGCACCATCTGGCCGTCGATCACGACCTGGACGATCTTCGTCGTGCTCTCGAGCGTCACTTTCATCGGGGCAGGATACCAGAGCGGCGGCGCCGGCGACCTCGACTGGACGATCGCCGGCCCGCCGACCCGAATTACGGGATGACCTCGATCGCCATCGCCGGCTGCAGATCGCGCCGGTAGTAGCGAATCTCGGGCGGCCGATTCAGCCAGGGATGCGGCCGCTCCTCCGCGGTCATCATCGGCACGTCGATCGCGACGACCGCGCCGCCGTCCGGCGTGCGGGTCATCGAGTCGAGCGCGAGCTGCAGCGCCAGGTGCACGGACGCCTGGTCGGGATACCGGAGATCGAGCACGCGCACCAGCCCGCGCCGCGGCGCGACCCGATACGTGCGATCGATCCGCCGGGCGGCGCGGTCGAGGCGATACTCGCTCGCGGTGCCGGCCTGGTCGCCCAGGCCGCGAATCGGCAGCGGCCCCTCGGGCCACCGGCCGCCGCGCACGCGGGGCACGTCGATCGCGACGAGGACCCCCCGATCGGTCACGCGGCAGCTGCTCAGAGCGGCCAGCACCGTGAGCCGGGCCGCCTCGACGCTCGGAAAGCGCAGGTTGACGATCCGCGCTCTCATCGGTGATACCAGCGATCGCGGACGCGCCCGAACCGCCCCCGCTCGCCGTGGTGCAGACTGCTGTTGCCGGTGAAATCGCCGCCGCCGTACAGGTACGAGAGCAACCAGTCGAAGAATCCCCACATACACACACCCTCCTCCGCGGCCGGGGTCGGATGGCGGGCGACGCCGGCCGCGACGTCGCCCCCCCGGGGATGGGAACCCCGGCCTAGCGGTGATAGCTCCGATCACGAACCCGCCCGCCGCGGCCGCGCGCGCCGTGATGCAGGCTGCCGTTCCCGCCGAAATCGCCCTGGGCATTGGTCGACGGACCGTCGCCGCCGCCGAACCAGGCAATCAGCCACGCGATGAACCCCCACATACACGAACCCTCCTTCAGCGCCGGGAAAGGATGGACAGCGACGCCGGCACCCCGTCGCCTCGTCAACGCCGACGAAAGACTTCCCGGATCGCGGGCCCGAACAGCTTCACCAGCGCCAGCGGCCAGAGCAGCACGCCCGTGATGGCGTGCCACCAGTGCTCGCCCTCGATGGTGAGGCCGCGCGCGGCGATGTAGATCCGCGTCGCCACGACGACGGCCAGACCGATCGAGAGGTAGGTCACCAGGCCCATCGGATCGTCACCCGGCGACGGCCTGAGCCTTGCGGTGCCGCGCCCGCTGCCGGGCGAGGCGCATCACGCGCGCGCGGTTCTTGGGCTGTTGCGTCCAATGCAGGCCGACCCGCCGCCGGCGCCGCCCGGGCGCCTCGGGCACGACCGGCAGGGTCGCGCGTAGCGTCGCGGTCCCGTTCGCCCGCGGCGCGAGCAACTGCACCAGGACCGTCCGCTCCTCGGGGTCGAGCGCGCGGACGGCCCGGTCGATGGCGTTCAATTTCAGAATCAACGATTGCAGATCCATGACAACTCCAGGATGGGGAAGTTGACGGGAACGGTCGGACGGGGAGCGCGGCAGCGGGGTGGGGCGTGGGCGTGCAGGTCGAGGCGGGCGGCATGCGGCCGCCCCGCCTCCGAATAGGGCTCAGGCATTCCGGGACCGCGGAGCATCCCATCGCCATTCATGCCCGCTGCAGGTCGCGTTCAACGTTGGGTCCTGGTGGCCGCCGTTGACCGGCTGCCCGCAATCGGCGCACACCCGCCGCGGCCGCCCGCCCCGCCGCGCGTTCTGCTGCCGGGCGCGCATCTGGGCCGGGGTGTTCGCGCGCCCGCCGAGGCGGCCCAGGGCCTGCGCCGCCCGATTCTTTTTTACCGAAGTGGTATTGGCCATAGGGTTCTGAACCGCTCGGGTTCCCTCCAGACGCCGAGTGTAGCACGCGCGGCCCGGGGCGTCACCCGGCGCCGGCGCGGGGCGCGGGGGATGGGGCCCGACCCACCCCCCACAGGCCCGTCAGAACCGCAGCCGCAGACCGCCGTGGAGCACGACATGGCCGACCGTGAGATCGGTCTGGTCGCCGTTCAACGGATCGGCGACCGTGACCATCCCGTGATTCACGCGCACGCCGCCGCCGGCGCCGATGTGCGACGTGAAAAACACCGCCGCGTCGATGCCGCCGTTGACGCCCCAGGCCGACGCGTTCCGCCGTTCGGTGCTGAACGACGTGATGTCGACCACGTTGAGCCGCACCAGCCGACTCGCGAGCTGGTTGTAGTGAATCACCTCCACCATCTCGTTCTCGACCGAGAAGTAGGTCGGCCCGCCGTACACGCGCAGCGTCACGCGGTTCGACAGCGGCACCGCGTACGAGATATTGACGTCGACCGACCGCTCCTTCCGATCGAGCGCCGAGTCGGTGACGGTCGCATCCGTCGCGGCGTTACTGAAGAAATACGGGCTCGGGATGGTGACCGCGAGGCCGACCACACTGGTGTAGTCGATCGCGTTCACGTGCACGCCGACACCCAGACCGCGCCAGATCCCGACCCCGCCGGCGAGCTCGAGGCCGGTCGCCGCCGGCAGCGCGGGATACGCCGCGGCCGCCGCGGCCGTCTCGAGGAACAGTGGACTGGTGAACGTCGACACCTGTGCGTCCTGGCCCGATTGCACGCGCGCGACGTCCACGTCGATCCACCCGTGTTCGCGCGGTTGCGCCTCGGCGCCACCCGCCGCGAGAAGAATGAGAGCTGCCGCCGCCGCCGAAGTGATTGCGTGTCGCATGGTCGTGTCCTCCGAAAAAAGAAAAACGAAAAAGCTGAAAACGCTACCACACCCCAGGGCCTCAGATCATGCGGTCCTCCTTCCGCGGCGCGCCGGCGCCGCCACGTCGTCGGGATGGTCGTCGTCGACGCCGAGATCGAGCGGCGTGCGCGACGTCGCGGCCACCAGGACGAACACTAGGCCGCCGGCGATCGCGAGGCCGGCGGCAGCGACTGTGGCCCAGGCGAGCGCGTCCATCACGCCCTCCCAGGTCGATCGGCCAGCAGGTCGTCGCAGGAACACGGCCGGTGCTGCTGGCAGGCCTCGCAGAACGGTTCAGGCTCGGCCGGCGGCGGCTCGAGCGGAACCAGGTGCCCGACTCCGTCGCCGAACAACCGCGACGGGACGACGTTCGGTTCGGCGGCGCGCAGCGCGAGCAACGCGCGCATGTGCTTCCGCTCGATCCGGAGATCGGCGGCCGCCTGTTTGAGTTGGCGCCGGAACTTCCGCGCCTGCGTCTGCAGCCGCGCGATCGCCCGCGCGCACCGCAGGATTTCCTGTTCGTGGGTCGCCATGACACGCTCCCTTCAGGAACAGACCGTGACGCGCCGCACGCCCTTGGCGGCGAAGTGGGTCCGCGCCGCGGCGCGGGCCTCGGTGAACAGCCCGGTGAACCAAAAGACCGACTCGAGGTAGTTCGCCCGGTCGTACACCGACGAGGGGCAGAACCCCCAGGAGCCGCGGCCCCGCGGCGATCGGCCGTGGGCCAGGATGAACGCCGACGTCTCGAACACGACCTTGGTGACAGCCATCACACCCTCCTCAGTACCGCGGCCCGCGACGGGTGAGCGTCGCGAGCGTGAAAAACACTCGGTGGAGCGGGATGCGGGTCGGCCGCGCTTTCATCGTCACGACCGCCTCCCGAGGCGCGCGCAGAACTCGCACGCCGAGCACGCCACGAACGCCGCCGGCCCGACGCGGAACTCGAGGCGGCCCTCGATCGCGAATCCCGGCATGACCTCCTCGCCGATCGCGCCCTCGGTCACGACCTCGAGCGCGCCGCCGCAGCGCGGGCACGCGGCGACCGATCCGTCCGCGGTGCGATGGGGATACGACAGAACGACGTTCGCCATGATGCCCTCCTCAGTGCCGCACCGCGTGCGCGCGGTGCTTGTGCTCGAACAATTCGTGAATCGCGTGGGGGAGCTCGTGCAGCGCATGCGAGGCCTCGACCGAGACGGACAAAAACGAGAGCGCCGCGAACGCCAACCCAATCAGTGCGTGCTTCATCATGGGTACAGATTAACCGGACCGCTCCGGTAAAGCAAGGGAATAGTGAGAGGCAGGGAAAAAAGTTTCAGGGCCCCAGGCGGGCGGCAGGGGAGCGCCCCAGGGCCCGGCTCGAGGCCCCCGCCGGCCGGCCAGGCCTGGCCCCTTTGGAGGACACCCCAGGGCCGGCCCAGGGGCCCGATCTTTCTGCGCCCTGGCCGTCGATTGTCGTTGACAGAGGAAACCGGACCGCTTAGGATAATGACGGAGGACAGAGATGACAACCAACCAGACCGCCACCGCCAAGCAGATCGCCGCCGCCACCGAGGACGCCTACAGCTGCAGCCGCTACACGCCCGCGGCCTGGATCGGGATCGCCCGGGCCCTCCTCGAGGCGGGCGCGGACGCCGACGAGGCCCACTGGGTCCTGATGAGCAAGCACACCCGATGGGCCGCGGACGGCGCCAGCCGGAACCACGGCACGACCCTCGCTGACTTCCTCAACTACGTCAAGAGCGGCCACGTCGGCAGCCTCGAGAAGCTGATCGCCGCGGCCCGCCGCGAGCTCAAACCGGCCGCGGCGCCGGCCAGCCTCGACGGCGCCTACCTCGCCGGCGCCTGCGAAGGGGAGGACATCGCCGACCTGATCGACCTGGCCCGCGCGCTGCGCGCGGACGGGATCACGAACTACGGCCCGCGCGCCGCCCGCATCCTCGAGACGATCGAGCGCCGCGCCGCGGACCGCCGCTAACCCGCCATCAGGAACGGAGGACGACCATGAGCACCAAAGCCACTCACCAAGGCAGCTGCCAGGCCTGCGGCCACCGCCAGATGCTGCCCAAGGGCAAACTCAGCCTGCACGGCTACAACGTCAAGCACGGCTACTTCGCCGGGACCTGCCGCGGCGCGCGGCACCAACCCTTCGAGAAATCCTGCGAGCTGATCGCGCAGTTCATCCGCGAGGCCGAGCACGACCTCGAGGCGCTCGAGGCCTTCCGCGCCGACCTCAACGCGCCGGCGCCCGGGCCCGAGGCCTGGTTCTACACGCGCCAGGCGAACCCGCGGTCCTACCAGGGCAGCCGGGTCGCGAAGTGGCAGCTCTGCACGGTCCGCGAGGAAACGGTCCTCTTCCACGACGGCAGCGGGAGCTACAAAAAGTTCTACCGGACCGGCGACACGAAGTGGCAGCGCGACACGACACCCCAGGTCCCCGGCGCGCCGCTGCACCCCCCCTACGTCGAGGTCCCCGACGAGGACGAAATCGGCTACCAGTACGACAAAACGCTCGTCGAGGTCTGCACGGCCGCCAACCAGGCGTACGCCAAGTGGCTCGCCCCCGAGGCCGATAGCCTGCGCCGCTACATCGCCTGGCAGCGGGAGCGGGTCCGGACCTGGCGCGAGCGCGACCTGACCCCCGTCGACGCGCCGGCGCCGGCGGCCGCCAGCGATCCCGCCCTCGAACCCTTCAAGCCGACCGCGGCCGCCTACTAGACCGCGTAAGGGCGGTGAGCGAAACGAGGCGCGGGGGCCTTCGGGCCCTCGCCGCCGCTCCCGGAGGACCAAGCACCATGACAAAGCACCGCACGACGACGATCAAACCGACCCGCGAGGACTTCCTCACGATCCTGCAGCGCCACTCGATCACCGCCACCGCGACGCCAGAGGACCGCGGCCTCACGATCCGCGGCGCCGACGCCGCGACACTCCTCCAACTGGCCGAGCTCGCGCGCGACCACGGCCTCCAAATGCACAACCTCGAGGACCCGCGCCTCACGGCGACGATCTTCGGATTCGCGCGGAGCGCGCGCCGACAGCCCGACGCCCCTCTGAGCGAGAGTGACAAACGCGCGGCCGAGGCCAGCCAGGGGCTCGTCAGCACGTCGATCCGGATCGAGGGCGCCGGGCGGTCGCACCAGAGCCTCGAGTACTGGGAGCACCTGACGCTCGCCGCCGGACCGAGCACGGTCCACAAACTGCGCGTCCACATCCGCACCGACTCGTACAGCTCCCAGGCCTACGGGCGGATCGAACGGTGGAACGGATCGGAATGGAAGGAACTCGCGGAGATCGGCGGCCGCAGTCTCGCCGTCGACATCCGGATCGGGTACAGCGCGCTCAGCGAGGCGGCGATCGCCGAGGCCCTGGGGCCAGACCGCGCCCGCCTGATCACGCTGGCGCTCGAGATTCTGTGAGAACGGAGGACCCCATGAGCGCCATCTACTTCCACGTCGCCCCGCGCTACACGGGCGGGTCGCCCGCCCAGGTCGACGAAGCGACCGCGCGCCGCGTCGCCGCGCAGGAACAACATGCGTACGAGCAGCTCGTCGGCGATCCCGATCTAAAGGACAGCGTCGAGGCCCTGGCGGCCGCCGTCGAGGGCGCCGCCGGGATCGTCGAGCAGCGCACCGAACGCGCCGACTGCTGGATCGTCCTCGACCTGATTACCGGGGCCGAGTTCGTGCGGCCCTTCCCGGTGCACCCCGAGAGCGAGGCGCGCGCGCGGCAGCGGGCGGTGCGCCTCCGCACGAAATACCATCTGCCGCTCGAGGGCGACTCGGTCGCCTGGCGCGCGCTGATGCGTGACAGCCGGCACTTCATCCGGAGGACCCGATCATGACGAAGCACCCCACGACACGACGACACGCGATCTGCCTCGAGCGCGCCGGCGGCTGCGGCCGGCGCTATGAACTCGCGCTGACCCGCCGCGGCAGTCTCCGCCTGCGGCGCATCCACGTGAACCGGAAGGGCCTGTGCTGCATCTGCGCCGGCCTGCTCTCGGGACGTCTGGCGTAACGGCGGATCTCGTAACGCCCGCTGGCCGGGGGCGCGCAGGCCTCCGGCCCCACCCTCCACTACACTCCACTTGGAAACACGATTCCCGATCGCGCCGGGTGCGCCCAACGGACCAGCTCAGTGCTGGCCGGGCTGGCAGGCGACGTACAAGCGGCCAGCGAAGCTGAGGCGTTCACCGGGGGTACCGGCGAGCACGGGCGCGGCGGCGATCCACTCCTCAGAGTGACCGTCGCGGAACACGACCGTGAGCGAATCACCGAACGTCACGAAGTGCGCGACGCCGGCCGCCTCGAGATCCTCCGCGCTGGCCGCGTACAGCTGATCGCGGTCAGACGATCCAGGCATAGCTGCTGACTCTTCCATAACGACGAATAGCACGAAACCGCCGGCGCCGCTACAGGGGATTGCCCAAATCTCCATCTTGTCGGCCCCGCGCCTGCTCGGTACACTGCCTCTCGACCCGCCGATGACCCCTCGTCGTGCCGAGGCCGCCGCCCAGGTCGTCACGCTGCGCCTCTCGCCCCAGGAGCGCGCCATCGCGGAACGGGCGGCCGCCGTGAACCATCAACCGCTGAGCACGTTCGTCCGCGAGGCGCTGCTCGGCGCCGCCGGCGACTGCCTCGAGCTCCGCCGCCGCCGGCGCGGCCGCGTCGCGATCCTCCAGCTCCACGACCCCGCCTGACGGCCCAACCGTATTACGGTTGAGCAATCCCATGTGATCCTGCCCGACCATGCACGGCCGCGCGTACGCGCAGCTCACGATCAAAACCATCGACGCGCCGCAACGCGTCATCACCGGCACGGCGACGACGCCCACCCCCGATCGGATGGACGACATCGTGGAGCCGCTCGGCGTCCACTTCAAAAACCCGATGCCCTTGCTGCTCTATCACGACAGCAAACGGCCGGTCGGCCAGGTCAAATTCAAACCGCCCACGGTGGACGGGATCGACTTTGAAGCGAAGCTCGCGCAGGTCATCGAGCCCGGCACGCTGAAAGATCGCGTCGATGAGGCCTGGCACAGCATCACCTCGAGCCCGCCGGTGCTGCGGGGCGTCTCGATTGGGTTCAAACCGATCGAATACGCGTTCATCAAAGACACGGGCGGCATCCGCTACATCAAATCCGAAGTGCTCGAGTTGTCACTCGTCGCGATCCCGGCGAATCAAGACGCGCAGATCGCGACGATTAAATCCTTTGATCGGCACGCGCCAGCCCTGACGGGCACGGCCGCGCCGATCGCGGTCACTGCCGGCGGCTCGGCTCCACGTCCGACAGGGACAGTCATGAAAACCTACAGTGAACAGATCGCCGAGCTGCAAGCGTCCCGCAAACCCAAAGCGGACCGCATGGCGCAGCTGATGGACGGCGCCGCCGAAGCGGGCCGCTTCCTGAACGAAACCGAGCAGACCGAGTACGACGGCCTCGCCGGCGAGGTCCGCGGGATGAACGGGCACATCGAGCGCCTGGGCCTGCTCGAGGACACGCAACGCCAGGCCGCGACGCCGATGATCCACCGCACGCCCGAGGGCGGGATCGTCACGACCCGCGGCGGCGTGCCGGAAGTGATCGTGCGCGACCGAGAACCGCAGCTCGAGAAGGGCGCCGGGTTCGGCCGCCTGGTGATCTGCCTCGCCGCGGCGCGCGGGAATCCGGTGAGCGCGCTCGAGATCGCCAAGATGCGCTACCCGGGGATGCCGGCGCTGCAGACGATCCTGAAAGCGAACATCGCCGGCGGCACGACCTACGACGACACCTGGGCCGGCCCGCTCGTCGCGGCCCAGAACCTGGTCGGCGAATTCATCGAATGGCTCCGACCGCGCACGATCCTCGGGCGCTTCGGCCAGGGCAACGTGCCGTCGCTGCGGCGCGTGCCGTTCAACGTCCGCATCACCGGCCAGACCAGCGGCGGCGCGGGCTATTGGGTCGGTGAAGCGCAGCCGAAACCGCTGACCCGGTTCGATTTCAACGCGATCAATCTCGCCTGGGCGAAGGTCGCGGCCATCGCCGTGATCTCCGAGGACCTGATCCGCTTCAGCCAACCGAACGCGGAGGTCATCGTCCGCGACCAGCTCGGCGAGGCGCTCATGGAGCGGCTCGATCGCGACTTCATCGATCCGGCGAAAGCGGCCGTCGCGCTCGTCTCGCCGGCGTCGATCACGAACGGCATCTCGCCGCTCATCAGCTCCGGCTCGGATTACCTGGCGGTGCTCTCCGACGTCCAGGAGATCTACGAAAACTTCATCACGGCGGGCATCGGGATCGGTGGGGTGGTCTGGATCATGGCCGAGTCGACGGCGCTGCGCGTCGGCATGCTCCGCAATCCGCTCGGCCAGGCCGTGTTCGAGGGGATCGGCGCCGAGGGTGGGACCTTCGCGGGCCGGCCGGTGATCACGACGCAGTACGCGCAAATGACGTCGCCGACCGACAACCTGCTGATCGCCGTGAGCGCGCCGGACATCTTCCTGTCCGACGATGGCGGCATCACGGTCGACGCGTCGCGCGAGGCCTCGCTCGAGATGGAGGACAGCCCGTCGAACGCGGCCGGATCGCCGATGACGGAAGCGACCCTCGTCTCGATGTGGCAGACCAACTCGGTCGCGCTCAGGGCCGAGCGGTACATCAATTGGGCGCGCCGGCGCGCGAAGGCGGTCGCCTACATGGCCGACGTCAAGTGGGGGCTCGGATCGCCCGCCTAGCTCGAGGACCGCGACCCGGCGCGCGGCTCGCCGCGTAGGATGGCGCGGCGGGATTTCGCCGGGTGCTGCAGAGGCCCGGTCGACCCTTATCGGATCGATCGGGCATCCGCGTGTCTAAAGGGGAGTTCCGCATGATCGCGCTCGTCGCGCGCCAGACGCTCACCACGCCCGCCGGCGAGCTCGTCGCGGCCGGCCAGATCTTCGAAGCGCCGCCGCTCGAGGCGGTGCTCCATCTGCAGGCGCGGCGGGCGGTGTTTGCGCCCCGCGGCGCGCAGCCCCCGCGGCGGCCCGCGAAGGGGACCTACCAGCGGCGCGATCTCGTCGCGCGCGATCCGATCGTCGACGCAGCGCCCGAGGCGCCCGCCGTCGAGACACCGACCGACCCGCCGCCGACGTCGCCGCCCCCCGAGGCCCCGATCGTCGACGACCCGACCGATCCGGAGACGCGGCCCCTGCAGGCGCCGGCGCCCGGCTCGCCCGCGAAACGATCCCCGACGAAGAAATCCACGCGCTGAGGGCCCGTGCAGATTCCGCTCCTGGGCCTGAGCATCACGCGCACGCCGCGCACCAAACAAGCGCCGCCCCCCAATCTGCGGCCGATCGATGGCCGCCTGGGCCCGCGGGGTTGGTTCCCGCTCATCAGCGAGAGCTTTCCCGGCGCCTGGCAGAAAAACATCACCGTCGACCAACAGACTGTCCTGACGTACGCCGCCGTCTTCGCGTGCGTGACCGCGATCGCGAGCGACGTGAGCAAGCTGCCGCTGCGCCTCGTTCAGCAGGACGACGCCGGCGTGTGGACCGAAACGAGCAGTCCCGCGTTCTCGCCCGTGCTCCGCCGCCCGAACCGCTATCAGACGACCGTCTGGTTTATCGAGCAGTGGATGACCAGCAAGTTGATCCACGGCAACACCTACGTGCTCAAGGTCTACGACGGCCGCGGCGTGGTGACCGAGATGTACGTCCTCGACCCGCTGCGCGTCCGGCCCCTCATCGCGCCGGACGGATCGATCTGGTACGAGCTCCGGACCGATCTCCTCTCGAACATCGGCGACACGGTCACCGTGCCGGCGCGCGTCATCATCCACGACACGATGGTCGCGCTGCAGCACCCGCTCTGCGGCGTGTCGCCGCTCACCGCGTGCGGGCTCGCCGCGACCCAGGGCCTGCAGATTCAGCAGACCGCGACACGATTCTTCGCCAACGGCAGTCAACCCGGCGGCGTGCTCACGGCGCCCGGGACCATCAGCCAGGAAGTGGCCGACCGCCTCAAAACGGAGTGGGAAACCAAATTCGGCGGTGACAACGCCGGCAAGGTCGCGATCCTCGGCGATGGCCTGACCTACGCGAGCATCTCGGTCAATGCCGTCGACGCGCAGCTGATCGAGCAGCTGAAATGGACCGCCGAGCAGGTCTGCACCGCCTACCACGTCCCGGCGTACATGATCGGGATCGGCGCGCCGCCGCCCTACGCGAACATCGAACCGCTCCTTCAGCAGTACTACAACCAGTGCATCCAGATCCTGCTGACGAAGTGCGAGCGGGCGCTCGACAACGGCCTCGGGATCTACGAACCGATTCAGACGCCGGCCGGCCCGGTGCAGTACGGCACCGAGTTCGACATCGATGACCTGATCTGGATGGATTCGGCGACGCGCACCAAAGCGGCGCGCGAGGCGATTCAATCGGGTGGCGTCAGTCCGAATGAGGCGCGGCGGAAGTACTTCGGCCTGGGGCCGATCGCCGGCGGCGCCTCGGCCTACATGCAGAACCAGATGTGGCCGCTCCAGCAGCTCGAGAGCCGGCCGACGACCACCGCGCCGGCCGCGCCGCCCGCCCCGCCGGCGCCGCCCCTCCTCCCGCCGGCGCGCGCCGCCCGCATCCGCGTCGTCGAGGGCGAAGTGGTCGAGGACCCGCCGTTCGCGTTCAACCTGGCCGCGCTCGAGGGCCACCTCGATCGGCTGCTGCCGGCCGCGCCCGAGGCCTCCGCATGAACCCCGGCGATCTGGAACTGGCGATCGCCCAGACGGTCGCGCTCGCGGTCGAGCGCACGCTCAAACCGATCCGCGAGCAGCTGAATTTCGGCGAGCGCGCGCTGGCGCGGACGCTCGAGCGCCTCGAGCAGACCGAGCAGCGCCACCAGGAGCTCGAGCGGCGCCTGACCGAGCAGCTGCGCCACCTCGGCGAGCGGGCGCTGGTGCCGGGGCCCGCCGGCGAGCGCGGGGCGATGGGCGACCGCGGCCTCGAGGGCGCGCCCGGCCCGCTTGGCCCCCCAGGACCCACCGGCCCGGCGGGGGAGCGCGGGCAGCCAGGGGACCGCGGCGATCGCGGCCCTGACGGGCCCCCAGGGCCTCCCGGCCTCACGGGGGAGCGCGGCCCCCAGGGGGAGCGCGGCCTCACCGGCGAGCGGGGCGCGGACGGGGCCACGGGCGCGGCGGGGGAGCGAGGGCAGCCAGGGGACCGCGGCGATCGCGGCCCTGACGGGCCCCCAGGGCCTCCAGGGGCCGCTGGTGAGCGCGGCGCCACCGGCGACCGCGGCCCGGACGGTGGGCCCGGTGTGCCCGGACCACTCGGACCACCCGGACCGGCGGGGGAGCGGGGGCAGACCGGGGACCGTGGCGATCGCGGCTCAGACGGCCCCCCCGGGCCGCCAGGACCCACCGGGGAGCGCGGCCCCGCCGGCGAGCGGGGATCGGACGGCGCCGCCGGCCCGGCCGGCCCCGAGGGCCCGATCGGCCTGGGCGTGCGCGGCGTGCTCGTCGACCGCGAGGGCCACCTGGTGATCACGCTCTCGAGCGGAGAACCGATCGACGTCGGCCGCGTCGTGGGCCGCGACGGCACCGATGGCGTCGCCGGCGCCCCAGGCGCCGCCGGCCAGGACGGCCAGCCTGGCGCACCCGGCCGCGACGGCGTGCTCGAGCAGCTCGAGGTCCACTACGACGGCGAACGGACGATCACGCTCGCGCACAAAGACGGGCGCCCGATTCCAGGCGGCGTCATCCGCCTCAAGGGCATGCCGATCTGGCGCGGGCCCTGGGATGCCAGCCGGACCTACGAAGCGGGCGACCAGGTGCTGCGCGATTCGTCGACCTGGATCGCGAAACGCCCGACCCAACAACGGCCCGACGAACACGGCGACGGCGAGCGCGACTGGACGCTCTGCAGCAAAAAGGGCCCCGAGGGCAAGCAAGGCAAACCCGGCCCGATCGGGCCGGCGGGGAAGGATGGCCGGCCGGGGCGCGACGCCAACTCGGGCGCGCCCTTCCCGATCACCGGCGGCGGGAGCTAGGCGATGCAGGACCTGGTCGATCTCGCCACGGCGAAACAGCACCTCGGCGTCACCGACGATCGCGATAACGCGCATGTGCGCGAAAAGCTGCTCGAGGCGACCGAGCGCGTCTGGCAGTACCTCGACACGCCGAACGATCCCGCCTGGCAGGCGGTGATGGCGAGCTGGAACGTCGCGACCGGCAGCCCGCCCACGACGACGCCGACGCCGGCGGTCGTGCGCGCGGCGATCCTGCGCGTGCTCGCGGACCTCTGGCGCAACCGGGGCGAGGACCCCGTGCAGGTCCCGGAACCCGTCTCTGGCGAGCTCGCCCCGGGCGTGAAGATGCTCCTCGGCGCGCTGCGCCGGCTGGTGGTCGCATGACGACGCCACTCGACTGGCGCGGCCAGACGGCGGTCTGCCTCGGCACCGGGCCCTCGCTCTGCCAGGCCGATGTCGACCAGGTGCGCGGCCTCAAGGTCATCGCCGTGAACGATGCGTTCAAGCTGGCGCCCTGGGCCGACGTCCTCTACGCCTGCGACGTGCGGTGGTGGCGCTGGATGGTCGAGGCCGAACTGCAGCGCAAAGGACCGCCCTACATCTCGGAGTTCCGTGGCCGGAAGTTCGCGATGCGGCCGGCGCGCCAGATGCCGCCGCACCTGGGGATCGAGATCGTCGCGAACGCCGGGCGCTATGGCCTGGCGACCTCGCTCGAGCAGGGCCTCTACAACGGCCACAACTCCGGCTACGCGGCGGTGAACCTCGCGGTCCTCTTCGGCGCCACGCGCGTGCTGCTCCTCGGCTACGACATGTCGGGGACGCATTTCTTCGGCCGCCACCCGGACGGCACGGTGCCGCCCTTCGATCGGTGCATCCCGGCCTTCGACACGCTGCGCGCGCCGCTCGCGGCCGCCGGCGTGACGGTCCTCAACTGCACGCCCCGATCGCGCCTGCGCGCGTTCCCGATCGTGCCGCTCGGTGAGGCGCTCGCGCCGGCGCCGGTGGAGCTGAGCGTATGAGAGTCTTCGGCGTCGACTACCAGTTCCTGGCGTGCGGCGATGTCTTCACGGTGGGGCTGGCGCACGCGGCCGCGGCGCTCGGCGTCGAGTACCAGCACGCGCTCTGGAGCGCCCCCGATCTGGCGACCCAGATCCGACGCGTCCAGCCGGACCTGCTGCTCGTCGTCCACGGGCGGAAGTTCGCGCGGCACCTCCAGCGCGGCGCCGGCGTGCCCAGTGCCGTCTGGCTCCTCGATGAGCCGTACGAGGTCGACGACACGGCGCGGTGGTCCAGCCGGTTCGACCAGATCTTCGTGAACGACCCGTCGACGCTTGGCCGGCACCTCTCCGCCCAGGGCCGCGCGCCGGTGCCGCTGCCGGTCTGCTACGACCCGGAGGTCCACCAGCCGCGGGCCCAGGCGCCGGTCTATCGCACGGGGTTCGTCGGCGGCGGCAATCCCACCCGCGAGCAGCTCTTGGCGCATCTGGCCGCGCGCGATCTCCTCGACTACGTGGTCGGCGGGCCCTGGCAGACCCGCGGCGTCCAGGCCCGTTGTCGATCGGGCAACATCCCGGCCGCCGTCACCGCGACGCTCTACCAGCAGACCCGGATCGTGATCAACGCCTTCCGGGACCGCCATCACTTCAACCGCGACGGCCTCCGCGCGACGGCGATGAATCCGCGGATCTACGAAGCGCTGGCGTGCGGCGCGCTCGTGATCTCGGAGTGGCGGCCGGAGATCGACGCGGTCGTCCCGGAGCTCCCCACGTTCCGCACCGCCGCCGAGTGCGGCGACCTGGTCGCGCACTACCTCGCCCACCCGGCCGATGCGGGGCGCCGTCAGGCGCTCTGCGCGGCCCGTCTCCGCGCGCATACCTATGCGGCGCGCCTCCGCACGGTGCTCGAGATCGCCGGCGTCTGGCGGGAGGCCGCATGAACGCGCCCCTCCAGCCCGCTGTCACGATCATCACCACGGTCTACGACCGGGTCGCCGATCTCCGGCGCTGCCTGGCGTCGGTCGCGCGCAGCACGTTCGTCGACCTCGAGCAGATCGTCGCCGTCGACCACCCGCCCCAGGAGGTCACGGTGCAGCTCGCCGACGTCGTCGCCCAGGCGGTCGACACGGCGCCCTATCCGCTGCGGTTCCTGGCGCTGCCGGCGCGCACGAACAATTGGGGGATCGGCCCGGCCGAGGCCGCGCTCACGATCGCCCGCGGGAAATACGTCGCGTTTCTCTCGGACGACAACGCCTACCTGCCCGACCACCTGGCGCCCCTCGTCGCGGCGCTCGAGCGCGACCCGGAGCTCGGGTTCGTCTACAGCTCCTGCCTCTACGCGCACCGGATGGTGCTCCGGCAGGCGCCGCCGCGGGCCGCGCGCATCGATCTCGGGCAGCCGCTCTTCCGCCGATCGACGCTCGCGCGGGTCCTGGGCGATCCGATCAAGGTGCCGCACCAGGTGATGGCGTGGGACTGGCACCTGATCGCGGCGCTCCTCGAGGCCGGCGTCCGGTGGCAGCACGTCGACCGCGCGACGTTCGTCTTCCGCGCCGCCCGCTATCCCGAATTGATCCGGGAGCACGCATGGGCGTGAGCTTCACCGTCCTCATCGGGTGCCTCGGACGGCCGACCTTGGTCGATACGCTCCGAAGCTGCGCGCGCCAGGCCTGGGCGCCGGGCGACCAGGTGTGCGTGGTCGTCGACACCAGCGCGCAGGGCCACCGGCCCGACGTCGTGCAGCTGGTCCAGACGTGTGGAGCGGGGTTTCACGTCGACGAGTTCGGCCTGCGCGGCGGGGCCTACGGCACGCCCCAGATCAACCATGCGCTCGAGCACTTCCCGCAGACCGGGAGCCACCTCCTCACGCTCGGCGACGACGATGTCTACGTCGACGGGGCCTGGGCCACGATCCGCCGCCACCTCGAGGCGGCGCCGGCGGTGCCGCTCCTCTGGCGGTTCGTCGCGCCCTGGCGGGCGGTGCTCTGGCCGCGGCCGGTGTTCGAGATTGAAAAGATCTCGGGCTGTTGCATCGCGGCGCCGCGCGAGTTCGCGCCGGCGATGCCGGAGCGGAAACAGGGCCGGCCCTATCCCGAGCACGACTACGACTGGATGCGCGCGATCATCCGCGCCGCCGGCCGCGTGCGGTGGCTCGATGAAATCCTGGTGATCGCGCGGCCGCCGATCATCCGCGGCCGCACCGTGCACGCGCCGGTCGTCCGCTGCCCGAACTGCGACTTCTTCACCTGGCGCGAGGCCGGCAGCCACCTCGCGGCGCCCTACTGCCCGAGCTGCCGCGGCGTGCTGCCGCTGACCGACTGGCCCCGCGGCGTCGTCGCCGACACGGAGGCCGCCTGATGCCGATGCTCCGCGGCTATGGCCGGCCGATGCCTCGCCCGATTGGCGACCGCGTGCTCTGGGTCCGCCTCGAGGACCAGCGGCAGGTCCCGGACGGAGACGGGGGATTCACGGTGCAGCCGGTGCATCTGACCCCGTACGAGGTCCAGGCCTCGATCCTGCCCGCCGGCGGGAGCCGGGCGTACGAGCGCCCGATCGCCGGCACGGTCCAGGCGACCGCGACCCACGACGTCGTCATCCGCTACCACCCGGAGATCACCCAGAAAACCCGGGTGCTCTTCGGCACGCGCGTCCTGCAGGTCGTGGCGATCGTCAATCCGGACGAAACGCGGAACAGCGAGCAGGTCCTCCTCTGCACCGAGGTCGTCAAGTGAGCCACAACCGCCTCGACCTCGGCCTCGACCAGCTGCGGAAGCTGCTGCAGCTCTTGCCCGAGGCGCTCGCCCAGGAAGGCGGGCAGCTCGTCGAGGCGACGACGGACGTCGCGGAATTTCAGCTCTACCAGGCCTACCCGCCGGGGCCCACGGGGAATCTCCGCAAGGGCGTCTCGAGCGACGTCAAACGCAGCCGGTTCGGCGTGAACGGCACGCTGCGATCGAAAGCGCCGCACGCCTGGCTGTACGAATTCGGGACCGCAAACCGGACCTATCACGGGATGGACCGCGGCCGCTCGCCCTCGCATGAGAACACGGGCCTCGTCGCCGTGGCGGTGCGGAACCGGAAGCGCCTCCGCGAGCAGCTGATCGCGCTCGTCGAGCGCGCCGGCTTTCAGGTGACCTGATGCCGACCGCCTACGTGGGGGACGTCGATTCGGCGCTCGTCAATTTCCTGATGAGCGACAACGGGCCCGGCGGCCTGATGAAGCTGATGCCCGATGGGATCTTCTTCGACGTCGCCGCCTCGAGCGCGACGCAGTACGTGCTCATCAAGGTCCAGGCCTCGGAGAACGAACGCGTCTTCGGCGGGGTCGGGATCGAGCGGCCGCTCTATCTCGTCAAGGCGGTCGCGCGGAATACCAGCGGCGCGAGCACCCATGACGCCGCGGCGCGGATCGATCTGCTCTTGAACGGCGACCGCGGCCAGGGCGGATCGTTCCCCGGGCCGACCGGGTTCGCGCGCTGCGCGAGCAGCCGCGTCGAATACATCCGGTACGCGGAAATTGACACCGAGGACCCTGATGCCCGCTGGCAGCACCGGGGCGGCCTCTACGACGTCCACGCCAGTCCACTCCGGTCAACCTAACGGGTCACCCCCAGGAGGACAGTCATGCCCCCAGTCGTCAGCGATGGCATCTACCCAGGACGAAACGGCCAAGCGGCGTGGAACGCGCCGCCCTATGGCAGCCCCCACGACGTGCAGCCGTTTGCGTCGATCAACGGGTTCACCGTGTCGATGAAAACCGAATTCGAGGACGTCACGGTGTTCGGGAAAAAAAACCGCGTCTACCTGCCGGGGATGAAGGACGTCTCCGGGACGATGCAGGGGTTCCTCGATCACGCGGACGTCTCGATCATCCAGGCGACCAGCCTGAACACGCCCGGCATGCTGCGCCTCATCCCGACGCTCGACAACATGTCGCCCGACTTCTACTTCGAGGGCCCCGCGTATCTCGACGCCGACGTGAACTGCACGCTGCAGGCCCCGAAGATCACCAGTAACTGGCGGGCGGCGGGCGATTGGGAGCTGCCCGGCTAGGACCGCGTCGATGCCGACCGGGTCGATCACCAAACGCTACAAGGGCGTCCGCGGCAGCTGGCGCGCCGACCCCGACCAGGACCGCGCCGCCTGGCACCGCAAACGCGGCGAGGTCGGGCGGCCGCCCACCCTCTATGGCCAGGGCGGCACGCTGATGCTCGGCTACAAAGACGCCGTCCTCCTCGACCACTGGACGATCAAACGCGGCCGCAACGGGATCTGGGTCCTGACCGCGACCGCGCGCCGCATCGATGCGTTCTGCAGTCGCCAGCGGCCGCTCGTCTTCACGGCACCGCGGCCGCATGGGTTCTGGCGCTGGCCGGTCCAGAGCGAGGTCGGGTTCAACGGCCTGCGGCTCCAGGCGCAACTCGGCGAACCAGAAAACTGACACGGGCGTTACCACGGGGTTTCACGGCGGTCATCACCAGGGCTCATCACCAGGAGTGCATCTCATGCTCGCGAACACGAACGGCGGCGACTGGTCCGAATTCGTCGACCCGACCAAAACCGAACGCCTCGATCTGCGGCCGGCGCCCAACGGGCGGGCGCGCTGGATCGAGATCAAGCAGCAGCTCTGCGCCGGCGAGGACCGGCACGTCTTTACCGGGATGCTCCGGCCCGACAGTGAGCTCCACGCCGGCGAGCGGCCGCGGCTCGCGCCCGAGCTCGTCGGCGTCACGAAGATTCTCGAGTACCTCGTCGGCTGGAGTTTCACGGACCGCGAGGGCCGACCGATTGCGATCTCGCTCGACGCGCTCAACCAGCTCAAGCCGGTGACCTACGTCGAGATCTACAACGCGATCGAGGCCTACGACGCGGCGTCGCGGGCGACCGATGAGGCGCTCCTAAAAAACGTGCCTGGCGCGCCGGGGTCGAATCCGACTTCGCCCTCTGTCGCGCCGCCGGAGGCTGGCCCCTCAGTTACGTCCACCGACTGAAACCGGCGATCTACCAGGTGCTGATCGAGATGTTGCAGCGCGAGGCGGCGGCGCGGACCACGGACGACGACGGCGCGGAGATCTCGACCCTGCCGCCGGACGCCGAGATCCTGAGCCGCGACTAGAGGGCCCCGAGTGGAAAGTCTCAACGCGCATTTCATCGCCGACTTCAACTCCTTCTACGACGCGGTCACGAAGGCCGAGACGCAGCTCAAGGACTTCGACAGCGACGCGAACAAGGTCGAGGCCTCGCTCAACCGCGTCGCCGACAGTCTCTCGGGCCGGAAGCTGATTCAGGAAGCGACGCTGATGCAGAAGGCCGTCGAGGACATCGGCGGCGTCTCGCGGCTGACGGCCGACGAGCTCGCGCGGGTCGGCGCCCAGGCCGACACCGCGATCGAGAAAATGAAAAAGATGGGGGTCGAGATCCCCCCCGGCCTCCAGAAGATCGCCGACGAGGCCCACAACACCGAATCGAGCGTGCTGCATCTCGCCGACATCGCGAAGGAAGCGTTCGAGAATCCCGCGGCGGCCGTCAAATCGCTGATCGAGCTCCTCGGCCCCGAGGGCCTGGTTGGCGCCGCCGGCGTCGCCGCCGCCACGATCGGCGGCCTGCTCGTCCGGCAGCTGTTCGAGCTCACCGAGCAAGCCGCGGCCGCCGGCGGGCAGATCAACGACCTGTCGGAAAAGATGGCCATCTCGACCGAGGAAACCTCGAAGCTCAAGTTCGCGGCCGACGTGGCCGGCGGGAGCATCGACGAGGTCGCGAACGCCATGTTCAACATGGAACGGCGCCTCGGCGAGGGCGGAAAAGAGGCGGAGAAAATCGCCCAGGGGCTCGGCCGGATCGGCCTCTCGGTCGAGGACATCATGGCGCTCAATCCCGGCGAGCGCTTCCTCGAGATCGCCGACGCGTTCCGGAAAAACACCGACGAAACGAATCGATCGACGACGGCCTTCGAGCTCTGGAACCGGCAGGGCCGCGACCTGGTCCCGCTGGTGATGAAACCGCTCAAGGAACTCGCGGACCAGTCCGAGCAGCTCGGTGTCATCTGGTCGGAACAGGACGCCAAAGCGGCCGAGGACCTCGAGATCGCCAGCCGCAAGCTCCACAAGGAATGGGAGTCGATGTGGGTCAACATCGGCAAAGAATTCATTCCGAAGCTGCACAGCCTCTTCGACGCCTGGACGCTGCTCCTCAACCCCACCGGCACCGGCCCGAACCCCTTCACCAGCAAGGACCTCTGGAACCAGGTCATTCCAGAAATCAAAAATGCCGGCGACAAAACGAAGGACCTCGCCAAGGCCGCCGGCGATCCGCTGCTCGAGGGGTGGTCGGTCAAATTGAAAAAAGCGGCGGACGGGAACAAAGCCGTCGCCGATAGCGCGGCGATCGTCGTCGGTACGACGGCCGACGAGCTCGAGAAGCTGATCACGCTCTCGAAAGTGACCGACACCTGGGGCCTGGGGATCGGGCAGCTCGTGCAGCGCGTCCCGGACCTGAACACCCATCTCATCACTCAACGGGATGCGATCGCGGCCATCGTCGACGAGCTCCTCCCGCTCACCACGTTCATGCCGCGGCTGACGCAGTACGACGAGGACCTGGCCGAGGACATCGACATGGGCCTGGTGCCCGCCTACGCGAAGCTGACTGCCGGCGTGAAGGCCTACAACACGGAGGCGATCAAGAGCGCCACCGCCACGAGTGAATCCTCGAGCGGCCTGAAAGACATCCAGACGGTGCTCGGGGGCCTCTCGAAAGACTTCGTCCAGCTGTCCCAGATCACCGGCGACAGCTTCTCGAAGTTCAGCCAGAACGTCGGCCTCGGGATCAAGGCCGCCGACCAGCTGACGAAAACGATCACGGTCCTCGATTCGCTGACGAAGCTGAACGCGCAGAGCGTCACCGAGGGCGCCGCTGCCTGGCTCGCGTTCGCCGGCGTCCTGTGGCAGGTCGGCCAGGCGCTCGATAACGCCAGCCAGCAGGAACAGGACCTCACCCGGATGAACGAAGTGATCGAGCAGCTCCGGACCGACTTCGGCACGCGGCTGCCCGAAAGCCTCGAGGCGACCATCAACGCGCAGCGCAAAGCGTTCTTCATGTCGAACCAGTTCCGAGAGGCCCTCCAGGGCGTCCGCGACGACCTCCTGGTGCCGGGCGACCCGGGGCGCCGGTTCGAGGAATTCACGCGCCAGGCGGCCGAGGCCTTCAACCTGGCGAAAGAGATCGAGGCCCTGGGCGGCGCCGGCGCGCTGAGCGGCGAGCAGCTTGCCGCGGTCAGCCACCAGGTCGACATCCTGGTCGATCTGATGGGCAAGGCCGGGCCGATCGGCCACCAGGCCGCGGCCGCCCTCGCCGACGCGTTCGGCGAGTTCGGTGACACGCTCACGATCTCGAAAGAGCAGGCGCAAAAACTCTTCGACGAAATCCAGCAGGGCGGCCAGGTCGGCGCCGACGCCGCGAAGGCCGTCAACGCGCTGTTCAAAGCCCAGGAACCCGATTTCAAAGCGCTGACCGAGACGGCGAAGAAATACGGCCTGACGCTCGCCGAGCTCGGGCCGAAGTTCCAGCAGGCCGACATCACCGGCAAAGCGAAGGCGCTGCTCGGCGATATCGAACCGCTGCTCAAGCAGGGCGCCGACTACGGCGCGATCATCAATCACACCGCCGGCGCGTTTAACGAGATCGTCCAGGAAGCGCTCAAAACCGGCCAGCAGGTGCCGGAGAACATGCGGCCGTACCTCGAGGCCCTCGCCGCGAGCGGGCAACTGCTCGATGAGAACGGCGAGAAGATGACGAACCTCGATCGCATCAACTTCGGCCAGAGCCTCCAGGACGCCACCAACGATCTGACGAAGGCCCTCGAGCACCTGAGCGACATCCTGACCGGGAACCTGCCCGACGATGCCGAGCAATCCGCGAAGGACATCCAGGGCGCGCTGAGCAGCATCCACCCGCCGGCGATTCACGTGCCGATCGTGTACGACCTGCCGCCGGTGCCGGGCCCGGGCCAGCCCACCGCGAGCAGCACGACCGCGCCGGCGAGCGCGCGGGTCCTGGCGTTCACGCCGCGGAGCGGGCCTGCGGTCCTGACGGCCGCCCAAACCCAAGCGATCGTCGCGAGCGCGCCTGCCGCCGGCGGCGGGGGCACCGTTGTGCTGCAGGTCGACGGCCGCACGATGGCCGAAATCGTGGTCCCGAACATTCCCGGCGTCGTCGAGCGGTACGCCCTGGGTCGGTAACTCATCCCCCAAGCGAGAGAGGACACACCATGCGGCTCCTGCACACGATTACCGGCGGCCCCCTCCAGACGTCTGGACTGCTCGCGCTCCTGGCCTGGGGCATGGCCTGGACGAATTGGCTCAAGAGCCGGGTAGCGGATCTGCTGTTCGGCGGCACCGCGTTCACGCCGCCCGGCACCTACTATTTCGGCCTCTCGAGCACGACGCCGGCGAATGACGGCACGGGCGTGACCGAGCCGAGCGGCTCCGGATATGCCCGCGTGACCAAAACGAACAACAAAACGACCTTCGGCACCAGCTCGACGGCCGGCACGGTGCTGAGCGCGCAGGCGATCACCTGGCCGACCGCGACCGGCAATTGGGTGGGGGGCGCCAATCTCACGCATGTCACCGTGCACGATGCCTTGAGCGGCGGGAACCTGGTCGACTTCCTCCCGCTGGCGTCGCCGGCGCCGGTCCTGAACGGCCAGACGCCCTCGCTGGCGAGCGGCGCGCTCTCGCTGACCATCACGTAGGGAAGGCGCGCCGGTGGCGACCTACTACATCGCGCCCGGTGGCTCGGACGGCGCCGCCGGCGGCTTGGCCTCCCCTTGGGCGACGCTCGCGCGCGGCCTGGCGGCCACCGGCCCGATCGGGCCCGGCGATCTCCTGGTGATTCGCGGCGCGACCTACGCGCAAAGCCTCATCGGCCCGGGCCTCAAATCGGGGACCTCATGGGCGTCGCCGATCCGCATTCAGGCCTACCCGACCGAAACGGTGTGGTTCAAGCCGACCAGCGGGTTCAACGTGATGGAGTTCTCCGTCGACGAGCAGTACCTCGAATTCGACACGGTGCATGTCGATGCGACGGGCGGCGTCGACAAGGGCGCGATCGCGGTCGTCGGCTGGTCCGGCGGCGTCGGGCATCACATCCGCTGGAAGAATTCGAAGATCGCCTGCGGCGGCGCGAATCCCTACAGCCAGGGCCGGATGGGCATTGGCTGCGGCGCGTCGCAAGCGACCATGCTCGCGAACAACGAATGGCTCACGCTCGAGATCTACGGCACGCGGAGCGGCGCGACGCCGGAGTGGGGCATCTATCTCGAATCCAGCAATAACGTGGCGAGCGACTGCCGGCTCCATGACTTCGTCGGCGGCGCCTACAAGGTCAGCGACGGGTGGGGCTACCAGCCGGTCGGCAATCAACTGATCAACCCGATCATCTACAACGTCAGTGGGGCGCCCTGATGGGAACCTGGTACGTCGACCGCGCCGGCCTGGGGGGCTCCCCAAGCGACAGCAACACCGGCACGATTACCAGTCCGTTCCTGACGATCACCAAAGGGCTCAGCCTGCTCACGACCGCCGGCGACCAGCTCTTCGTCCGCGGCGCCACCTACCCCGAAGCGATCAACATCACGGGCAAGGTCGGCACCTCCTGGACGAACAAGTTCCGGATCGCCGCCTATCCCGGCGAAACGGTGACGCTCAAACCGTCGTCGGGCAACGGCGGCGCCGGCGGCAACTCGATCATCTGGGTGCACAGCAACATCCACTACGTCGAGATCGACGGCATCGGCGTCGATGCGACGGACCCAAGCTACTTCGCCGGGCAAGCGATCTGGATCGGGAGCACGATCGACGCGGTCGACTACACGACCGACCGGGTCCGCTACCAAAACGCGCTCGTCGCCTGCGGCCACGACCACGTCGGGAGCAGCGCCAACATCATCGTCCTCTCGCGGGATTGCGAGTTCCTCAACCTGGTGAGCACCGGCGGCGGCATCGCGCCGCCCACCGACTTCAACCACAATTCGTACGCGATCTATCTCGCCGGTCCGCGCAACCTGGTCGACGGCTGCGATTTTTCCGACAACTGCAGCGCGGCGATCCAGATCTACAACAACCCCGCCCACGCGAACCATGAGGAACCCGACGACAACATCGTCCGGAACTGCTTCCTCCACGACATCACGCGCGTCGGCGACCCGAGTCAGCTCTGGGGCATCATCGTCGTCGGCCAGCGGTGCCAGATCATCAACAACGTCATCTGGAACATCGCCTCGCCGCAGCACACCGGGAGCGGCGGCGGGGGGATTGCGGTCAGCTACGTCGACAGCACGAAGCTGTACCACAACACCCTCCATAACTGCACCGACGCAGGGTTCCTGTTCGACTACCTGAACCGCACGACGAACACCGACATGCGAAACAACACGGTCTCGCATGACGCGTCGTTTCCGTATCCGACGACGGCCTACAACGTGCCGGGCACGTTCTCGCCGGCCCCCTCGAACAACTTCAACTATCCGAACGCGAACGCCGATCCGGGGTTCGTCAACGCCGCAGCGGGGGACTTCCGCCTGACCGCCTCGAGTCCGCTGATCGACACGGGCGTGAATGTCGGCGTCACGACTGACATCCTGGGCACGCCTCGCGGCACGTCGGTCGACATCGGCGCCTACGAATACGGGGCCACGGTCACGACGAAACCGTTCGCGGTGGACGACCGCGGCGACAGCACCCAGATCGTCAATCCGATCATCTCGCAGAGCGTCGGCGGCATTCGGCTCGAGGGCCGCAACGCGCAGGTCTACCACGCCACCATCGTCGGCGGCAGCGGGGAAGGGATCGCGGTCGAGGACACCGCGACCGACAGCGACGTGACCAACTGCCTCCTGCGCCAGAACGCCGGTGGGAACTTGCGCGCCGGCGGCACCCGCACGACCACGCGCACGAACTTCACCAACGACGCGATCGATCCGCTCTTTGTGGGCGCGAACGATTTCCATCTACAACCCTTGAGCCCCGCGATCGATGCGGGGACGACCTTGCCGGCCGTCACGAGCGACGCCGAGGGGGCAACACGCCCCCAGGGCCGCGCGTCTGATATCGGGGCCTACGAATCCTCGGCCGTGTTGCCTGACTTCACGTACGTGGG